ACACTTGAGATTGAGACTACCAGGGGTCTGGCAGCTCAAATTTTGAGGCACCGTTCATTTACATATCAAGAGTGGTCGCAACGGTATGCCGACAGTTCTATGTTGGCAGAGTCTATTCCCATGTTTGACTTGCGTCGTCAGGATACTAAAAATCGTCAGAACTCTATTGACGATATTGATGATTTTGTCAAGCAAGAGTATGAAATCAAGATTCGTCGTCACTTTGATGAAGCAATGACACTGTATCAATCTATGCTTGATATGGGAATCGCAAAGGAGTGTGCTCGTTTCGTGCTTCCACTCGCCACGCCCACCAGAATGTACATGTCGGGGTCTGTTCGCTCATGGATTCATTACATCACTTTGAGGTCTGCTAACGGCACTCAGAAGGAGCATATGGACATTGCGGAGGCATGTAAGAAGATTTTCGTAGAGCAATTTCCAACTTGTGCTGAGGCACTTGAGTGGGTCTAAATACAACACATTGAATTTATAACTATGGCTACATATCCAGTAAAACATAAGGAAACTGGTGAAACGAAAGACGTTGTTATGAGCGTTCATGACTGGGATCAGTGGAAAGAAGACAATCCTGACTGGGAAAGATATTACACTCCAGAAAACGCACCAGGTGTTGGTGAGGTAGGAGAGTGGAAGGATAAACTTCGTAAATCTAAACCCGGATGGAATGACGTTCTTCAAAGAGCGCAGAAAATGCCCGGTTCAACTATCAAGAAGATTTAAGTATGGCAAGAAGGAAAAGAGCATCTGCAGAGCAACCAATTGGGGTTGGACTCACGACAAAGCAGATGAAGCGGAAAAAACCGCTCAGTCAAGAGTATCTTGTTGATATTGAACCTCTAACCGACAATCAGAAACGACTTTTTGATTCATACAAAGAGGGTAAGCACCTTGTTGCTTATGGTTGTGCGGGAACGGGAAAGACCTTTATCACACTCTACAATGCCCTGAGAGACGTTCTGGATGAGAGAACTCCATATGAGAGAATCTATCTTGTACGTTCACTCGTAGCGACCAGAGAGATTGGTTTCCTTCCTGGTTCTCATGAGGATAAGGCAGATATCTACCAGATCCCATACAAGAACATGGTGAAGTACATGTTCCAGATGCCAAGTGATGCTGACTTTGAGATGCTGTATGGCAATCTCAAGGCACAAGAGACGATTAAGTTCTGGAGCACATCATTTTTACGTGGAACAACTCTTGATAATGCGATTGTTATTGTTGATGAATATCAGAACCTGAATTTCCATGAACTTGACAGTATCATCACTCGTGTTGGTGAGAATACTAGAATTTGTTTCTGTGGAGACTCCCGTCAGTCGGACTTGAATAAAACTAACGAACGTAATGGTATCGTTGATTTTATGAATGTATTGCGTAAAATGAATTCTTTTGATATAATTGAATTTGGGGTCGATGATATTGTTCGTTCTGGACTTGTCAAAGAGTACATCTTAGCAAAAATAGAAGCAGGGTTCTAATATGCATAAATCTGCGTTGTGGTGGGGCGAACAGTTTTTAAAAAATTATTCTATTTCGGGAAAAATTTTAGAAGTTGGTTCTTGTAAACAAGTGCACTTAGTAAACACTGCTGAAGCGGGATATACAGTTTATGAAGATGCCTTGAGAAATCTACAACCTGAGGGTTCCGAATGGGTAGGTGTAGACCTTGAGGAAGGTCCAGGTGTTGATATTGTTTTAAATGATCCTCACAAACTTCCATTTCCTGACGCTGAATTTAATGCCATAGTCTCTTCATCAGTATTTGAACATACTGATTTCTTTTGGGAATTATTTAAAGAGATGTGTAGGTGTGTAAAACCTGGAGGACACATTTATGTAAATGCGCCATCAACAGGACCACACCATCCGTTTCCTCATGATTCTTGGAGATTTTACAGTGATGCTGGTATTTCCTTAGAGAAGTGGTCAATAGAATGTGGATATCCAGTAATGGCACATCACGTATCTGTTGACACCAATACTGAGTGGTGTGATTTTGTTGGTATTTTTTGTAGGCAACATGATCAAGAAGTATTTAAAAACCATCAACTAGCGTCTCATCTTAAATTTAACTATGAAAACGCAAAACCATTTCCCAACATAACGATTGATAATTTTATCAATCCTGATGTTGCTTCACAGTGTTTTAAAGAATTAAAAGAAACCAATTATTGGGTAACTGAAAATTCTGATAACGCTTACATGATGGATAATCAAGTCAATAAGTTTTTTACTCCCTGGGATGAACAGAGTGTTGAACAACTTAAATATGAAGTTCCAACAGTTTCAAGAGTTTTAAATTATTTTCAATCTCCGGAATTTATTGATTTCTTAAAGGAATTGACGGGAATTGATAATTTACTTCCAGACCCTCATATGTGGGGTGGGGGTTGCCATAAAATTGAAAATGGTGGTAAACTTAACTTGCACGTTGACTACAATATCAACCCTGTAACTAGTAAGTTTAGAGTTCTGAATATGCTACTTTATCTGAATCCTGATTGGGAAGATGAGTGGTGTGGTCACCTTGAACTTTGGAATAAGAAAGAGAGGAAACGAGAGCATTTAATTGCTCCAATCATGAACAGGGCAGTTATTTTCACATTATCTGACGATTCGGTTCATGGGCACCCTGTTCCATTGAACTGCCCAGATGGTTTTGAAAGATATTCAATAGCAATGTACTACTTCATAGATGAACCAAACCAAGAATATTATGAGCGAAATTACGTCCACTGGCATAACGAACTTCAATCACATTGATATTGAACTTCCAAAACTAAGTAGAGAAACAATTGATGGTGTCCGATATTATTCGGTGCCTGATGAAGAAGAACTACTGAAGTTAGTTTCAATCACATCAGTCACAAGCCATTTCAACAAAGACATCTTTGTAAAGTGGCGCAAAAAGGTTGGTGATGAAGAAGCAGATCGTATCACAAAGCGTGCCACAAAACGTGGAACTGATATGCATACTCTGGTTGAACATTATATGAAGAATGAAGAACTTCCTGAAGTTCCTCCTATTTCTGACTTTCTGTTCAAGATCTCTAAAGCAAATCTGAAACGTATAAATAATATTTACGCCCTTGAAGGTTCCCTGTATAGTAAACAACTCGGTATTGCAGGGACAGTTGATTGTATCGCTGAATATGACGGCGAGTTAGCAATAATTGACTTCAAAACATCCGCCAAACCCAAACCACGGGGTTGGATCGAACACTATTTTGTTCAGTGTATGGCATATGGTTGTATGCTATATGAATTGACTGGTATCTCAGTCAAAAAACTTGTAATCATCATGGCTTGTGAAAATGGAGAATGCGTCGTCTATGAAGAACGAGACAAATCAAAGTACATCAAACTTCTTACCGAGTACATTGGAAAGTTTGTTAGAGATAAACTGGAGGAATATGGAACCAAATAAGGAACTAGAAAAGGTCATAGAGAGCAAATTCTTGACTCCCTCCAAGTTTGCCTTGGAGATTGAGAAGATTGTTGCTGAAGAGCAGTTCAATTATATTGACGCGATCTGCCACTATTGCGAAATTAACAGTCTTGAGGTAGACTCTGTAACGAAGCTCATTTCAAAACCATTGAAAGAGCGTTTGAAGTGGGATGCTATTCGTCTCAACTTCATGAAGAAAACATCGCGAGCAAAACTTCCTCTATGACCGTGACGCCCTTTGAAACTTATAAACATTATTTGTCACTAAAAAATCATTTCACAAACCCAAAGTACGACTTCTTTCGCTATGGTGCCAAATCACGGGCATCCATGGCGTCTTTTAATAAGAGGAAAGATAAGTATTGGTTTGAGAAAACTTCCCGTAAGTATGACGACAGTGAAGTCGTTGACTTTCTTGTATCTAACTTTTCTGCTGCTGATAACCCACAGAACCTATGGATTGGAGAAATTATCAATTCTGGAGAAAGGACATACGCCGAGTGGATGAAACGACGGCAGAGTTCAACCTACTTGTTCAAAGAACAAAGCAACGAATTACTCTCGGAGAACGGATTGGAGAGTCTATTCGACTGCTCCAAAGGACATCCAAAAATTCTCAAGGAGTATCTAAGCGGGAGATTGTCGCTAGAAAACTTCGTGATTTACGAAAAAATCTTCCATTTTC